TCCAACGGCGGAGATGTGGTTTTTGCTAGAACTGGAACAACAATCTCATTACAAGAAGCTACTCCATCTTCTGCATGTATGGGGGTAGCAACACCTAATGGCACAACAAGCGTTACAGTTACAACATCTTGCGCCGTAACAGGAGCAAGGGTGTTTTACAGTAGAGTGGGAGCAGTGACTAATATGGGCACTATATCCACTACTACCAACCCAAACGGGAGTAACTTTCAGTTTGCTAGTACTGGTGCTTCAGACACTTTAGCATCTTCCGTTGTCTGGATGATTGTTAAAGAATCAGCATAATGAAGAAGTATTCTAAAGCTTTCCTAGATTTTCATAAGGCACACAAAAACCTTGCCAAGATTCTAGGAGAGCTTGAGGAATCGCACTTAAAGGATATGACAGCAGAAGAAGCGGAGTTAGTCCTAGTTGAAATCTTTAAGAGAAATTATGTCAACGGACAGGGATTTTCTTCTTCGTGAGGTTTTTAAGGAGTATCGGGACAGCGTTTATCGCGTACTAGAGCAACATGACAAACGCATTGAGGAGCTAACAAAAGAAGCTATGTCTTTAAAGATTAAATTGATTTTAGTCGCCGTTGCATCCGGAGCTTTATCTAGTGCTGGATTTAAGTTTTTATGGGGGATGTTTCCATGATTAAAGATATTGTCGTTTGTGTTTTTTGTGTTGCTATAGGTTATGGCATAGCTTTTGTTGTTTATAGCAATAAAGTGTTTATGGCTCAGGCTCTAAGTGCAAACGCACAAGGGGCTGTCGATGTAATGAAGTTAGTTTGTCCTAAATTAATAAAGGAATTTGATGCGCCTGTTGATTCTAAGCCTTCTAGTGCTAAGTAGTTGTAAACAAAGTCAGGATAATAGCGGCGAAGCTATAGCCGTTATTGTAGCTTATTTGGCCGACTTACAAGAGCGAGGTGTTTTGCCTGATGATAAAATACAATTTAACAAAGTAGAACCAACCCCAATACCGGAGAGAATAAAATGAAATATTTAGTATCATTGCTTTTTGCTGTATCGGCCTTTGCGCAGACTAAAGCAGAATGGATCCCATTGGTTAATATCTCTGGAACAGCAGTACCAGTTACTTATGTTCCTACTCCTCAATATAGTGGAGCTAAAGCATTGAGATTTATCAGGCTTCAAAACCTTACTAACTGTAGTGTGACTGTAAGCTTTGATGGTGCAAACGATAACTATATTTTGCCTGTACCAGTTACAAATAACATATCGGTGGCAGAAATTAATCTAGCCAATAACAATATGTATTTAGGCGGTACTATTAGGCTTAGAGGCACGTCTTGCACTACTGGAAACTTTTACATCCAAGGAGCTTATTAGAGTGTGGCCGCAGAGCTTGGAAGTAAGCTAGACACAGAACCGGCAACGCCAGCGGAGCGATACTTTCAAGCTGGTGGTGGATATACAAGCGGGGGAGTTTCTAAAGCTTTTAAGGTTTCAAGCGATGGCGAGTTACAAGTAGCCCCTGGGGGAATTGCTATCCCTACCTATGACTATGTGGAAGTTACCTACCCATTGGCCACTCAAGAAGTCTATACATTTAGGGATGGTGGAGTGTCAGGAGCAATCGTAGCAACTATTACAATTAACTATACAGATTCAACAAAAGAGAATCTTTTAACAGTAGCAAAAACATGAGCGTTAAGTTTAACCCCTTTACGGCAAATTTTGATTTTGTAGGAGCTGGTCCTGTTAATTCTTATGGGAGCATCAGTGGGACATCAGGAAGTTCTAGTGCTGCTAGTACATCTGCAAATTTAGGTTTTACTTCTACAAACGGCATGACTCTTGAAGCTTCTGATTCTTTCCCTGGGTCGGTTCTTACGGTCAATACTCCACAGGATTTAAGAACTACAGCAAGCCCTACATTTGTTAATGCTACTCTTTCAGGGAGAACTTCAGGAAGAGTTGCTTATTTTACAACAAGCGGGGCTTTTACAGATTCATCAAATTTTACTTTTAATGGAACATCTTTAAGAATCAATACGGGGTCTGCTGCTACGCCATCTTATTTACTTAATTCGGCAAATACCGGTTGGTATTCTTCAGGAGCTAACCAAGCAGCACTTTCTACAAATGGAGTTTTGAGATTACAAGTAGACGAAAACGGCAGATATGGCTGGAACGGAGCTACTCCGTCACTATCGCAAGCTCATTTCGCAAATTATAGCACCACCGATACATTAGAACTTTCTTTTCAAAATTTCACTTTTAATTATAACCCATCTTTTGTTATACCATTCTCTACGTTTGCTGCTTTAAGTCTCACAGGGACTAGCACAAGCAACATATCGGATGCAAACATAGTAGATATTACAGCGTCATTTTTAAGGACAGCAGCTAACGGAATGAGTGATAAAAACTATTACGCTTTTAGGGGGAGGGCGAACGTAGGGGCGTCTAGCACATTAAGTTCGGGGGTGTGCGAGTTAGGGGGTTATCAATCGAGGTGGGATACTGGAGTTAGTACTAACTATACGGGTGGAACAATTAGAATAGTTAATTTCAAGGCGGTAGCAGCCCCTACAGGATATACAGGTTCGGGAAGCACTTTTGAATATTATTCCTTTTGGGGACTAGAAGGGCTTTTTATCCACAACGACAATGGTGGTGATTACGATGCAAGATTCGAAGGAGATACACTATCTCACGCTATTTTTCTTGACGCATCAGAAGATGCAGTACAATTGTTTGGAAACTCTGCTAGCTTTGGCGGAGGCCGAGGAGTTTTAGGAATATCCAATGCAATAACAGTTCCCTCATCCAATCCAACTGGGGGGGGAGTCTTATACGTAGAAGGGGGGGCTTTAAAATATCGTGGGAGTAGCGGAACAATAACAACAATAGCGGGAGCTTGATTATGTTAGATTTAGATATATCGAGATATTTTCAAAGAGATATGGATGAGTCGTATAATTTTGCTAAATTAAACCTAGAAGCATTATTGGAGGATTTAAATAATGGACCAGGAAAATAAATTAGAGAAACTTCAAGCAGAAGGCTATAGGCTTATTAGAATCATAGAGCAGGCGCAAATGAGATTAAGACAAGTTAATCAAGAGATTGAAAAATATGAGCGAGGAGATATTTATAACGATAAGGCAGAAGAAGAAAAAATAGATAACGAAAGATTATATTCAAGAATTAGCTGATACTTTGAAAATTCAGGTTTCAGCAGTTTTTAGAGATAAGGCAGGCCTTGAGGAAATAATTTTCACCCCAAAAGCTTGGGCTAAAAATCAAAAAACCTTGTTTGATGACTAAAAAATAGACTAGAATTAATGTAGAGCCTCGATTCCACGACTCGTCTATATTGTTTATTAAGTGAATATAAAAGAAATAGCGGAAACGGTTTGCAATTCAATTAATATGCAGCCCCTCATAGGGCTTTATGGTTCCTTAGACTCAAATGCTAGGCAATTATTAGCCTTAATTGAGGAAGTTGGTAGGGATCTAAGGAACACTAGGGCTTTTCCTCAATTAAAGAAAATATACACTTTTACAACGGTAAACGGACAAGCAAGCTACAATCTTCCTAATGATTTTTTTTGTAAATCGTTAGACACTGAATGGGACACTTCCAATAAATGGAAGCTATTGGGGCCGGAAACAGATTCAATGTTCAATGAACGAGTTTATGGCTATGTGGAACTAGAAAACAGAACAAGTTATAGAATGTTTGGGAACAACGATACAGGTTATGGAGGCTCAGGGCAATTTCATATTACTCCAACACCAGGAACTAGTCCTGTAACTCTCTCTTTTGAGTACACAAGTAAAAATTATATTTTGCCTAGAACATGGACGACAGGCTTCTTTGCAGATTGGGACAGCTATTGCTTTTCAGCTGGGAGAATTTATTTCACAACAGCTGGAGGAACCACAGGGACAACGCCACCAGTACACTCATCGGGCTCTGTCAGTGATGGAGGGGTTATATGGACGGCTCAGCCTTTAGATTTTGCTTATGAAAGAGCAACGTCTGATGCTGATAGACTTGTATTCGAGGATGAAGTCATTTTATTGGGGGTAAAATATAAATTTTTACAGTCTAAGGGGCTGGATTACTCAGAACCATTAGATGCGTACACTAGATATAAAAACACTGCTATTGCACGATGGCAGGGGAACAAGAGAATCGATTTAAGTGGGCCTTATCTTATCCCTTCAGGATTAAACCCTAATGTGCCTGATGGAAATTGGAGCGTATGACAAACCCTTATAATCCCTTACAGACTGTTGATTGGTATAGTTATCCTTCGTGGCAAACTGTTCAGACAAACGGATACACCTACTATGTTATTCCAGGGCATGAGCAATTTGTGTTCGATCCGTACACCGGCAAATACTACGATAATCCTGTTTATTTAGATGAGGCAGCTAAAAAGGCAGTCGGCGATAGCGGGGATCCTGGTTTAGCTGGAGCTATTGTTACAGCAGCTGGAACGATAGGGGGCACTTACGTTGCTAGCAACTATGAATCAATTTTATCAAGTATAGGTGAGGCTATGGGGCTTAGTGCAGCAGGAACAACCGGTGCTGCAACTGGGGCTACAACCGGTGCTTTGGGAGCAGCTCCAGCAGCAACCAGTGGATCGCTATCAACTCCTACTATCGTTAGTGCAACAAACATAGGGCAAGAGATAGGAGCAGCAGGGCAAGCGGTAGGGCCACAGATGTTTGCTAATCCTAATGCCGCATCTGGATTCGGTAGCACTGGGGCACTAAGTACAGGATTAGGTGCTCTAGGAGCAGCAGCCGGCACTTATGGGATGTATGAAGGATGGAAAAAAGGAGATCCTATTACAGCAGGAGCAGGAGCGGCAGGGCTTGGATTAGGGCTTAACGCTATGGGATACGCCTTGGGCCCATACGGATGGGCAGCATTAGGAGCATTGGCTTTAGCATCTAAGCTGAATGACCATGAATCAACTAGGGAAGTGGCAAAGCGACACACTAAGAGTCTTTTAAAACAAGGAAAAGACGATCAAGTTTGGCAAAATTATGTCAAGGGAATAAGAGAGCAATACAATAAAGACCCAGTAGATAAAAGCAAGCCTTTTGCCGGTGGTAGATATTCTACTTGGGATGAGTACAAAGCAGCTGGGTTAATGGCTGGAGACTTAACAGGAGTGCACGGCAATTTAGAAACATTTGGGCCAGAGTGGGCGCATCTTTCTCAACAACAAAGAGAAGCAGTAACACAAGCTCTTATAGATGCGGATCTATATCACTCTCGAAAAGGAGAAGTAAACATTTCGGATAAAGCAAGAGCGCGAGAAATTTACGCTCAAGTTTTATCCGGTCAAACTCCTAACCCAACGCAGCCAAAAACTAGCACTATTGGAAAGTCACCTAAACAAAATATTACTAAACAAGGAGAAGCAACCATGAACAAAATACCAAGAACAATTGGAGAAGCAGCACCTTTGATGTCTGGACTAGATCCACAAAGCCAACAACAAATGGCAGAAGTGATAAATAAGTTTGCAACAAATAGATTTGCAACAACCCCAAACTTGGGTAATAAGCAATTTAATAAGCCTATTCTAACAATTCCACAGCCTACTACTGGAGCCTTCGAAGTTTATCCAGGGCCAGGACTAGCAAAACCCAACACAACGTATAGATCCCCCGATGGAGTCAACACTGTTGTTACTGATGCAAACGGGAATATTGCTAAAACTACTCTAGCTGGGCCAGTTAATTCACAGCAAGCTATGCCTCAAGTATGGGCAGGAGCAGCCCCAGGAGGAAGACCTGAAACAATCAATCCGGCAATCAATCAAATGGCGACACCTGCGGGCGCAGCATCGGCACTATATGGAGGTGGACAGCTTCCGGCTACTCAAAAACCTTTACTGATGGCTCTGGCAAATAATGGTGCTCCATCGGGCGTAGAACAAAGAGTTACTGGTGCAAACATTATGAATTTTCCAGGTGCTTTAAATGCTATGTTTGAGCGCAGAAGACAAGAACAAATGAGGGGTCGTGGCTAAATCTATATCTACTGGAGTAGTTCCACTAGCAATTCCATATAGGTTTCTTGATAGCGAAACCCCATGGTTTTTGTTGCCTCAAGAAAACGTAGCATGGTCGTATAATTTCGAGCTAACTAATCAAGGAGTTTCTCAGCGCAAAGCTTATTCAATAGAAAGTTTTCCAACACTAGGAGCGTACAAGCAAATATCTTGGGCACAACCTTATGAAGATGGAACAACTTCTCCTCCTGTATTTTTTTGCGCAACTAATGCATCAAATCAAATTGTGTATTTAGATTCAAACTATAATCCTGTTTTTTCTCCTGGATTGACGGCTCTTAGCTTAGACACTCGCGCTAATTTTATCATGTTCAACAATAAGCTAATAAGCATAGCTAGACCATTTTCAGCGTCTGCAATTTATGACGGAGCAACTTGGGGGACGCTCGGATACACTTTTACAACTATAACAGATCCTTATATTCCTTGTGCGCATAAAGGAAGAATGTACATCGCAAACAATGTAGCTCCTCCTAGCTTAGAATATTATCCCGTGGGCGCAGTTGCTGGCGCACCATCTGGTTTTGTGTCATTTGAAGGTGTTTTATCTACAGCAATTCAAGGACACGCATCATTTCAATCGAACGATATTACCACAAACGAACAATACTATTGTGTATGGGATACGGCGGGGAACGTAGTATTTTATGCCGGGGATAATCCAGGATCAACTAACTGGACACAAATTGGATTTGCAAAAATTGGTAATGCAAATAATGTAATAAAAAACTCTTACATAAGAGTAGGAGGAGATATATATATTATCGCTAGATCCGGATTATATTCGGCTAGAAGCTTACTTCTTCAAGGCTCACTAGACGTTGCTAATTTAGCTGCACCAATTAGAGCGATATGGACTTCGTTGTTTGCTTCCAGTGGTAATTACTCTCCAGCTGGTCACTTTAGTATTGATGAAAATAGAATTTATATTAACTTTCCTGGTAGTATACAATTTGGGTTTTCGTACGCAGATTTTGCACTGAACTACGCCCCTAGAGACAAATTTAGTACCTTAATTTACGATAGAACTAGGCAAGCTTGGATGTATCAACAATTTGGCTCGTTTAATACTGGAGTATTACCTATAGGCAAACAGCCCTTACCGGGATATGAAAGGTTGGACAAGGAATTTTTTGGAGTTGACGCAATAAACCTCCTTTATAGAAGTTGCTTATATAAACTTGATTCAGATGCCACAATAGACACTACAAATTCTGAAAATTCTTTTCTTCAAACCTACATAATAAGAAGTAGACTATATTTTTCTCACAATTCTGCTCAAATAGATGGAAACCTAAATACATTAAAAGCTTTAAAAGCAAATATTTTTCTAGCAGTAAATTCCGCCCCCCCTTCAGGAACATTCGATGCAAAAGCTGGATGTGTTTCGTTAGATGGCGGAGGCGCAAATATTTACGAAACATCCAGCGATGTAAAGCTAAGACGAGGAAATCAAGTAGTAACATTTAATTTAGGCGCTCATGGTACTATTTTGGTACCTTATATAGAACTTATAGGAGGGTCTCTTATAAGAAAACAAAGTTTAATATCTGCACAATTAATTGTTGAAAAAGGAGCAGCGATAGGATAATGGCTAAAAATTCATCAAAAAAAGCACCACCGACAAAAAAACCTCCAACAAAAAGCAAGGGAAAACCAAAAAACGTGCCTAGTGCATTTGGCAAAAAAAAGCCAAATTTAGACTCGCCTGAAGGCATCATAAATGCTCAAGGGTTTTTAGATAAAAAAACCATGGAAGCCAATATTAAGGCTAATAGGCCTAATCAAGAGACAGCCTTTGGAGATAGGCAATACATCCAGAATAAGGACGGTTCTTGGACTGTCAAAGATACCTTATCCGAAGATCAACAACAGCTTTTAGGGTCTAGAACCGGATATGGTCAAGCTGCGGCAGGCCTAGCAAAAGATTACTTACAAATTTCAGCTTTTGGGCAAGGTAAGCAATTTAGCTTAGATCAGCTTCAAACTCAAAGACCGCTACTAGGAAGTTTGGAAGACGAAAGACGCAGAATAGAAGATGTCACTTTTCAACGACTCACAAGAGATTTTAGCCAACAAAAAGCAGAAGAAAGGGATCAGCTTGAGCAAGATTTGTTTAATCGTGGGATCACTCCAGGAAGCGATGCTTATGCAAAAGCAATAGATAATTATAACAAAAAATGGTCTCGTGCCGAAAGAGAAGCTAGAGAAGTAGCGACTAAAATTGGTGGTGAAGAATTTTCTAGAAGCTTTGATATTGGATCAAGAGCAAGAGCGGATGAAATAGGAGAAAGGCAAGGTGAGCTATCTTTTGGTGCCGAGCTTGCCGGAAGAATGTTTGGAACTACTCCGGACATTGAAAGGCCAGACTTTATAGGGTTTTCGCAGGTACAAAGAAATGCGCCTAACGTAATAGACACCGTAGGAACTATGGGCCAGTTAGCTAATCAAAGAGCGGCACTTTCTAGATCTGGAGGAGGAGGAGGTGGTGGTGGTGGAGCGGCACCCCAGACACCATCCTATGGCGGAGTGCCTGGAGCATATACTCCACCACAACCAAAGAAACCATCATTTGAACAGCAACTGGGAACGTCCATAGTAGGAAGTATTGCTAATACAGCGGTAAATAATATGACAACCGCTAGAGCACAGCAAAACACACAGGCACCAGTACAACCACAAAGACAAGCACAGGCACCAGCACAACCACCACAAAGAGTACAGGCACCAGTACAACCACAAAGACAAGCACAGGCACCAGCACAACCACCACAAAGAGTACAGGCACCAGTACAACCACAAAGACAAGCACAGGCACCAGCACAACCACCACAAAGAGTACAGGCACCAGTACAACCACAAAGACAAGCACAGGCACCAGCACAACCAC